CGCTCGAAAGAGTTTCGTCAGTGCCTCATAGCTACACCCGGTTACAAACTGGTGATCTGCGACTGGTCTCAGATCGAACTTCGGTTGGGCGCCGACCTAATCAACATCCCCCAGATGCGCACAGCATTTAAGGAGAACATCGACCTTCACACGCTGACCGCCAGTCTTATTTACAAAAAAGACATTTCCGAAGTACAAAAGTCCGAACGACAGGACGGTAAAACCCTCAACTTCGCTTTGCTGTATGGAATGGGCTACCGGAAGTACAAGACGTATGCGGCGCAAAGCGGCAAGATCATATCTTTGTCAGAGGCGAAGGTTGCCCACGCTGCCTTCCATGCTGCGTACCCTCGGCTAAGAGAATGGCACAAAGAGCGTTCGGCTCTCGTCCAAGACGGTTGGGCGTACATCCGTACTGCCTGCGGCAGGCGCCGACTTTTAAGCTACGACGATGCGACAATGATGTGCTCTGCCAATACCCTGATCCAAGGAAGCGGCGCAGACATCTTGAAGATCGCGGTCGCCGAACTTAATGACCACATCCAAGGCGATACGTGCGACGTAACCATGGTTGCGTGTGTACACGATGAAATCGTTCTAGAGGTGCGAGAGGATCTAGCCGAGACGTATAAGACTATTCTAGAAAACATTATGATCAAAGCTGCGGAGACAGTGCTACGATCCGTACCAGCTTCAGCCGACGCAAGCGTAGGAGACACATGGGCAGCGAAATGATGGAACCATTTAAAATCCCTAAAAACCCGATAAAAGAGATCTTTACCGTGCAAGCCGGTGACGGTTTATATTTCGGCGTCATCCAAAGCGACAACGATCTTCATATCCTCCCACGGCCGTTCGATTCTCCGCTCAAAGCGAGTAATGCGGCGCGTTCTGCAAAGAAGAAGTTCAACATTCAACTCAGTATCATCAGTGATGTAACACAGTCAACATCAGACTCGACTGTTAAGAAAGGTCAATATATAGAAGATGGCGTCTTTCGCACTAGACTTCGCAGGGCTAAAAACCTGTATTCCGAAACCGAGATGAAGGAGAAACCATATCTTCGCTTTCGCGAGGTGTGGCTTATCGTCAGCCCCGCAAAAACGTCCTACGTTAAGCGATCTCTGTGCAGCGGCGTGATCGCAGAATACTCTAAAGATCAAGAGAAAGCAGAGGTCTTTAAAAGTTATGAAGACGCAATGTACAGGTTAAACACGCTCGACATGGTGCTAAAAAAAGGCCATACACTCCGTAGGTTCTATTGGATTCGGTAGAACGTGTGACCCTGCTGACGCACACCCTATTCGTATACCGAAACGAGTCAAAGCTGACGCTACCGCTCGACGCAAATGGTACCGCCCACGCGCAGGCGCAGGCAATCGATATAGGTCGTGCGTTAAACGCCACTAAAACAAAACTAGACTATACTGAAACTAAAGAGACTCCCCTAGCTCAACTTTTTAAAGATCTCGCGTTTAACAACTACGACTATAAAACATGTGTCCCGTGGACTGGATCATATACAAACGCTGTTCCGTGCGTGTACGCACTTAAAAAGCGCTATTACATTAGGAATTTAATTGTTAGATACTTAGATATTCCAAACGAAGACTGTCTGCCGAAACCAAGCTGCGGCTGTAAAAACTGTGTGAATCCATTGCACTTCGAGTACAGGCAGGGCAAAAACTCGAAATTGACTTGCGGTGGGACCAGTTTGCTCCTAGCCTACGCGAGCCAAGGCGTCAGCCCAAAGCAGATTGCCAAGGTACTAAAGGTACATCCCTCAACGGTTTACAGAAACCTCAATCATGAACGTCTTTTTATTGGGCCTCCGCATCACAGCAGAAGCACAAGATAACGAAGGGATTTTGAATGTACTCGCTGAATCTCTGCCGTCAAACGACAAACGTGTGGCGACGAAAGTTCAGTTGATGCAGAAGAAGGATCACTACGTTGGCAAGACTTTAAAGACTTTGGCTGAGGGGGATACGGTGCTTGCGGTTGGTCCCACGCGGCCGACTCCTGACTCCGTGCTTCAGATGCAGCCGATGCTCATCATCACACACGACAGCTTCGACGATCTGTTGGCGATCAACCTCTTTGTTGCTACCGGGGGCCTCGGTCCTAAAGCAGAGGAAGTTGAACTTAGCGACACAACCGTCACCAATCGTTCTTTGGCTTGGCAATCCGAAGACAAGGAAACGAATTGGTTCAAGCTTACGGCGTGGGCTGAGCACTCTAAGCAACTCGCTGAGCTTGCTCCTGGCACACCTACAATTGCTGTAGGTAAAGTTTCCAGTTCTGAAAAGGACGACAAGCTGTATCTCAACTACAACGTCGACAAGATTCTCTATCTTCCTAAAACAAGCAAAACTGCCCCTAAGAAGGCGGCCGATCCTGAAAAAGGTAAAGTCGCTGCTGCTGCTCTCGGTTCGATTGACTTCTCTCTTTGATTTCTGGAGTACTACCAATGGTATTTATCGCAAGCAATTTTTCGGAAGACGAAATTCTCTGCAACCTTCCTCCGCACACTCTCCGCATCGATCTTCAGGCTCGTCGTTGGAAATCCGATGTCGACCCTGACAGTGCGATCACCGATGTCAACGACAATGGGATTCCAATTGAGTTCATTCTGCTTGGTTTCATGCCGTACTTCGGCAACCTCGGGATGCGCAACCAGGAGGAATTTCTCCGCATCGCGTACATCGGTGTCTCGCCCAACCACAGGCTGCTGCCACCTCGATGCGTGACGACTTCCGTTATCAGCGGCAAGTCAAGTCAGAAGAACTTCATTAGTTACTTCCAGACTCTCTATAACAACCGTATTAACTGCGCGTCTGTTATCACGTGTTCGAAGTTTGTTACTAAGAGCTTTGCGGAACGCGATCCAGTAACGGGCGCGGACGGTAACAAGATCAACTTCAACGCTTTGGAATTCAAGGATCGTCCCGCTGGCAATGAGAAGGAAGAAAAACTTCTCGAAGATGTCAGCAACTACCTTGGGGGAGAAGGCGCAGACATGATTTCGTCGGCACTCCACTCGCATATTGCGGGCTCTGATCTGGTGGAGCTTCCCCTTGGGAGCGATCATGGCGAGATCAAAGCACAGTTCAGCGCAACGAGGGGCGCCGCACCCGAGCGTCGCTCTTTTACACAGGCCCCTGAACCGGTAGCAGCGCTTCCTTCCGCACCCGAAAAAGCGGCTGAGCCTCCCACGGCCAAAACCAAAAAAGCTGTGGAGCTTACCGCAGAGCAGGCTGAGAAACTGGGTATCGACTTCTGATGTAAAGCCTGAATGAAACACTACGAGGCGGGTCGCAAGACCCGTCTTTTCTTTGGTACCTATGAAACGAAGTCAAGTCCTACGAATTAAATACGATGGTTATTGGGTCTCTATATACCTTCGAGATATGAGATCTCACACGAACATCTCAATCGTTGTTTCTAAGTCTAAACGAGCTGCAAACGATTGGGAAAACAATAGACTTAATAAACGAACTAGAGGTCTAAAAAACCGCGAAGCAAAGCGAGTAAACTTTGTAGGTCTTTATAAAGCGTATAAACTGTTGCGGGATCATATACCCAAACTTAAACCGGGGACCGTATTAACCACGGTGCATCGAAACGAACGAACTGTACTGCTTTCTTTGTTCCTCAGGCGTCTGGGTTTTGCATATTATCCACAGGATGGGTTGGCTGTGTTTGCTTTAGTAGTTCGGTGAAACACGGGAGTGCGACATGATTACGAACGCACCATTTAGTTAACTGAGTGAACAAGTTTTTTTGAATTGCATACTGTAAATGAATTTTTTCGAGCACCTCTAAAAGCTCTTTCTTGTCCAGTCCCTCAGCTAAGGACATGAAGCGCACGTGGGTGAACGATTGTTCAGTGTTCAGCTCGAACAGATTTTCCATTGTTTTAAGGTCAGCTCCGAAACATTCAATGCACACCGTGAACTCTATTGACTATTATGCTAAAGTCAACCCCTCGACACTCAACTCAAATGGACAGTTTCTACGTAATGCCAAAGGAGGTTCCGCATCAACTGGTGAAACATACCTTGGTCTCCGGATCAGTACTTGTCCCATACGATACAGACGGAACACTAACTCAGCAACTCAAAGCACATAAACTTCAAGTAACCACAAACACCAACGAAGAAAATCTCGTCGATCCGATCTGGTGGACTTCTGAAAAATCTAAAAAGCATGATTGGGTTGTGTGCGCGACAATGGGCCTCGGCAGCTGTGCTGAGTACGTACTGGAGTACGGCGTACAGACAGGCACGAAAGGAATCGCGATCCTAGACCGACTTTCTTTCTTGGAACCGGTAATGAAGCGACGCACTTTCCTGCTTAAGTACAAGCTGTCCGATATGGTTGTCCTTAGCCCACGCCCCCGGTACAGAGCGGCAGGCTCAACTCGGGATTCCGTTACGAGCTGCTGGTTCGTTTTCCAGCGTCCGGAGAACTGGATGGATGGCACGTACATTCACTACGCTGTAAATTGGGACCGCTTGAGCGCCAACCCGCTTCCCTCGCTCCCATGACCTCCGCATCAAATCGCTTTAGCGAATTTCAAAAACAACTCTTTGAGCTTCTCGCGGAAACAAACAGCAAATTAGATAAGTTAATCTCTCTCACGATATCACAGCAACTACTGAACGAATACATTTCTCCCGAGGGCGAAGTGCGCTCGGCAGAACAATGTGCAGAAATAGTTAATGAAAGTTACTTTGCGGGCATGTGTTTAAGCGAAGAGATCAAAGACCGGACGAAACAATTCGAGTACCAAAAATCAGAGTTTTTCATTGGGGAGGAGCCGGACGCTCCCACGCTGGGCGCAGACCCCGACGATAATAACCCAGGTGCATCCAGTTACGCTCCAAGAATCCCAAGTCGCTTCTAAACATTGACCATGATCGAACTAACTTCAAAGCAACAGGACGCCATTAACGCAGTTATAGAAAATTTTGACGTAACTAGAGTGATGAATGCCATGCAAGCTACGGACTGGAGATGGTTTATAAATGGTAAACTTGTACCACTTACAAAACCAGACATTCTTATGTGTGCTCGTGAAATTCTAACAATAGCTGTACAAAACAGTGTTACGAGTTCCGATGGGAAAGGCTACTGTTATACCGGTGGTTTAGAAGCTGCTTGCAAAGACGACTTTTTGACCCTTAAGTTCGTATTACCTACAGGAGAGTTTGATATAAAGAGTGTTAACGACATTTCTGCCAAAAGCAATGAGAGTGCTACGGAAGACTATGAAAGCATAGTTAAACAGTACGCAAAACCATAATACAAA